CTGTTCCTTAAAATTAGAAAGAGTATTAATTTGAGAAGCTAGTTTATTGATTGTATTCTTAAACTCTCTTTCTTGTGTAGCATCTGCATACTTAAAAGCTGCTCTCTCTTTAAGATTCATTCTGTAAGCAGAAAGCTCTTTATCAGATAATTCTTCTACTAAATGAGGCGGAGCCCAGATGCTATCCTTTGTTAATTTAAATGCCCTAAATAATTTCTTTACTTCTGGTAAAGTATACTTAGGAAATTCATTAGCTACATTTCTAGCTGTAACATTTCCACCATAATAAGTGTATAACCCAAATATGGTTTCTGCTTCTTCTCTATTTAATGTTGTATGAAAATCTATAGAATCTCTAACCTTTACAACTATTTCATAAGCTGTGATATGATTAGTATTTAAATCTCTATAATAAGTTACATTTGTAGTACCGTCAAAATCATCAGATTCACTAGGAATCGTTTTATTTACCTTACTTCGGAATCTCTCAATAGCTTCAACATAAGCTCGGTTTCTTTCAGATCCCAATCTTTGAAGAAGATTCTTATATAATTCCAAAGAGGAAGCTGCTAAGCTACAGAATTCTTCATCATAGTCAGCAACATTTAGTCCTGCTATTTTAGCTGATAATTTATAATAATATAATCTGGTAGATAAATCAAAGAAATCATCTAAATTCTTTCCACTATTATAGCAGACAGTAAGTTTATCATGAAATTGACGTACTGTTGTAATTCTCATTTCTAATTGTTTAAGTTTGACAAGGAGTTTAAGCTCCGTTTAGTGTATATAACAAAAAAAGGAACTACCACCGAAGTGATAATTCCTTAAAACATAAAATCATTTATTTTTATTTCTCTACGCCAAAGAAAAGATATACTCCTTTGCGAGCATTCTTTGAAGGCTCATAAGCAATCTCAAATGCTAAAGGTTCTCCTTCTACTACTTCTTTAGTATAATAGCAAGAAGCTTTTCCTTTAAATTCTCCACTCTTGAAGAGCTCTTTAGCAGCTTCTTTAGCAGCAGCTTTGCTTTCTTGATTCTTGAGAAGAATCTGACCCGTTGCTTTATCAACCAGTACATAAGTCATTTTAAACTTACGTTTACCCTTTTCATTGACAACATCATCAACTGTATAAGGCCTCGTTCTCGTATCAGCGGAACCCGGTTCATAAATAATTACAAAACCACGACCGGCTTTCTTAATTTTGGTTTCAAAATAGTTACTAACGAACTCTTTAAACTCCGGAGTGTTCTGTACCGGACTTCCTGCATTTTTCCATGCCTGTGTGGCATTTACATCAACATCAATTGACATTTTCTCTGCTAACAACTCTTCTGCTTCTTCACGTGTGTAGGCACTAATGTCTACTCTTTTCAAATTTACTGTACTCATTTTTTAAAAAAATTTTTTATAATCATTAATTCATATCAAAACTAAAAATCTATAATGTCCCTTAAAGGCGATACAAATATAACGCATTTTTTATATAACACAAAAAACTTTTAGTTAAAAATTTCATCTAAAAATATTTGGCAGATCTAATTTTTAAAATGGAAGCCATGCTGACAAAATCTGTACGATCTTATCAATCATATCTTTACCTGATTTTAATCCACATGTATTAAATTGTGTGCTTCCTTTTAGAAAATCCTCACAAACTATAGATAAACCTTTGACATACTCATCTGACAGTCTAAGTTTACCTACTTCAATAATCTTCTGAATAACCTGATAACATGTGACATCAGGATTCTTACTTTTTTGATTATATGTTAGGAAGCATATCAGAGATATTAGAGCAAACTTATTGTCTATATCTCCTGCTATACCTCCAAGACTAAACCATCTTGAATAAAGATTCTGTAAATCTTTATAGGAAGGATTATCATATAAAAGACTATCCATACATTTCTAAATAAGCTACTCTTTTAAGTAAATCTGAAAATTCTTCTATGCCAATTTTAATATGACGTTTACCTACTTTAAATACTCCTGTTTTAAATGTGGGAATAGTAGATACCAATAACATATTAGACTTAAATGTCATATCTTTAATTTTATATATTTTCTGGTTAGCAATATTCAATAACCAACCATACATAGCCATTTGCCTATAGTAACTATATTTAAAGAAACTTTTATCTTTAAAATCTTCAATTAAGTGACCAGTAGTTTTTAAATCATTTAAAACAATAGTATTAGTGATTTTATCTACTGTATAATTATCTAGCTTTCCTTTTAGATGGAGAACAACTGTTTTCTCATCTAAAGAACACTCTACATCTACTATTATAGTTGCTTCATTAAAAACTTGCTTAGTCCCTAAAGAATCTGTAAGTAAACTTTGTATTTCATTATTATTCTTAATACTTTCAATACAAGAATCAAGTTTGAGCCTTGATTTGGCATCTAAATAGATTGGAGTGGATATTAATTCTTTCTTCTCATATTTCCACCTAGCTTTAATATATTCCATTACTTTTGGCAGTAATGCATTATACTTATCTAAAGTGAAACTACTAACATAATATCCTATCTTTTTAGATGCAGCTACTCCATCAGCATAAGTGATAGCTCTCTTCTTTTTAAATGCTTCATATAGCTCATCAGCCATAAAACCAGCTTTTGCAGTTGGTCTATCAAAATCACGTACTATATGATAACTTTCAGGCTGTAAAACTACTGAATGCACAGCGGAGCCAAAATAGAAAGAGTCACTAACAGAAAACCCCAAACCTTCTTTAAAAAGTTCAGGGCTTCCTCTTTTACTAGGGTCTATTAGATTTAGTTTAGAATTACTTATATATCCTTTAAGTCTATCTCCGTGGAAATATTCTTCATCAGAAATATCTAAGACTTCTAAGGAGCTTACTATAGGTTTTATTACTATATCCTTATAGTTCACTAAATGTTATATCCAGACTAAATACAAGATTATCTGCTTCGGGAACCCTAACAACATACATTAAAAGATTATTAAAGTCAATAGTTATACTAGAGACTTTATCCCCAGAATGTAGACTACCTATATCTATTTTAAGGGTGCAATTAAAGTATACTGTTGTACATATATCAATATCATCAACAGCATTATAATCAAACATAGGCTCACAATCATCATAATCAAAGTATCTTATAGCTAAATCATTATTCATTATTGTATTAATTTTTTAAGTTGTAATATCATTGATACTCTAATAATAAGTTATAAGCTTCTTCAATCTCATCAATACATAAGCTATATATTCTAAATTGAGGGCCAAACCATTGATTGTGTGGTCTGTCAATTAATAAAGCTGGAAATCCAGACTGAATACAAGTTAAGACATTATGAACAGAATCATCAATCAGTACATCACATCTGCCTTTTAAAACTGTAGCTTTATTAGCTTTCTGATGATATAACTGATATATTGGTCTATTAGGAAATCCGTTAGCTAATAACCATTCTTTACTCCAAGACTTTGGGTTTATTCTTTTAGTACAATATACTTCTGGAATAAAATCAATAGTCTCAAGCAGTGGAATGCTTAACCAGAACTCTTTATTAGTTCTTAGTTTATAAACATTCCTAGTTATTTCTATATTATCCATTACTTTAGGATTCTTATCAGCTTTAAAGAATTCTCTATAATGAGCATAAAAATCTCCTAAAGTATCATCAATATCTAAAGCTACTCTCATAAGTCTCCTAATGATTCTAATTTAGACTCAATTTCTTCAATTCTCTTCTCAATTATTACTGCCAAATCTTTTTTAATAAGATCTAGACAATTTTTACTAATTTTTAGACCATCCCTAGCTATATATCCGGAATTTATCCTAGCAGGAACATTTAAAAGAGATTGATAGCCAAAAGCTAAAGTTCTTAAATCTTTAATTGTCATATTGTTATAATTCATCTATATCAACTAATTCTCCTATCATAAAACAGGAATCCTTAGTCTCTGTTAATAAATCCTCGAAATTGTAGCAGATATTTTCTAAATCAAACTTATATGATACTTTACTGTAAGCATCTGCTAGACTTGTTGCAGTAACAGTATTAATAAGTGGAACATCTTCATCTGTAAAATATACTGGATAAACGTACTTGTTCATTACTTTAAGTATAACTTTAACATTTCTTTAAAGAAGTCCCAGGGAATAATTGCATACTCTCCACGAGATATACAGTTTACTTCCTTCTTTTCTTGTGCATTTCACAATATGCATAATGGTTTGTCTTTTAAACCTACTTCATCATTAATTTTAGTTATTGATGGAGTGTTTTGTGTTGACTTTAATTGAAAATAACAGGGCAGAATTCCATCTGGATCTGCTATGTCTATCTTAGCGTTATCTAATTTCTTAGATTCGCTTCTACTAGTACATATATGCTCGTTACCTGTTAGTTCCTTGAGCTGATTCACTATTCGGCGTTCATAAGAGTGTCCTTTTGTTCTAGAATAGCTAGGACTCCTCTTTTTCTTGACTTTTTCTTGATTAACTTCTTCCATAGATATAATTCTTACCCATTTCTATAAGCTCTTTGGTTTTTTCAGGGCCAAACTTCTTACAATAATCACTAATATCCTTTGATAGGTTTCTTGGTATCCAAATACAATCAATATTAAATATTTTTCTAATTCTATTCATGTTAGTTATTCCTGGCAAATCATTATCATAGAATAATACAACTTTATTAAAATTAGATACTAAATAATCATATTGATTTTTATTTAGGAATAGAGTTTCAGAATTTGGAGCAATTGCAGTTATACCAAAACTATAAAGAGTCATCACATCTTTCAAACTTTTAGTAATCACTAATAGATCACCACCAGATGGAAGTTGTCTTGATCCCTGTATCATTTTAGATGGCCAATTAGATAGAAACTTAAAATTACTTCTCATAGGAAAATATACTCTAAAATAATCAATGTTATTCTTTGACTCTTTATAATAAGCAAAGATATAATCATTTTTTGATGATCTTGTTAGATATTCCCCATTTAAAAAGACAGACTTACAAGAAAATACTTTAAATCTATGTAATATGTCTTCCGTAATATTGAATTGTTTCCACCAATTTAGTTCTTCTTCTGAAAACTCTTTTATTTCAACCTTGATATCACTACTTCCAGATTTAGTTTTAAATGGAGTATAGTTTAGTTTTCTTACTATCTTAGTATCCTTTATATTAAAATCTTTAGCTATTATATCTAGAGCTTCTTTAAATGATACATTAAACTTATGTTTTACCACTTCGAATGCATCACCATAAAATGCTCCACTGAAATCTTTAAAGATTAACCTACCATTAATATCTCTAGTGAAACTACATGTAGGCTTATCATCCTGTCTTAATGGTGATCTAAACATACCTTTTTTGACAGGTATGCCTAGATAGTGTTCCATAATAGCTTCCTCTGAGGTATTCCTTAAAATAATTTCTTTAGTAATTTCAGGATAATCAATAGTGAAGTCTATCAAGATATTTTACTTTTTAGAGTAAATCCAAGTTAATATCACCGAGATCCGGTGTAGTATCCTCAGCAGTATTTACAGAAGCCATTTCAGTAGGCTTAGCATTAGCTGCTTTCTCCTTCTGTTGAATTTCAAATTCAGTAAATGCTAATGTATTTATATTGTTGCTGATAAAGTTATTAGTAATAGCCGGATTCTTCTGACCTTCAAAAATACTTAAGAAGTATGGAATCCTAGCTCTATTATTCTTATCTCCGATTAATTTCAAGAAAACAGTAGTACCAATATTAGACTTAGACTTCTCTTGAATATACTTAGCCATAGTTTGGAAATTGGCAGTCTTGCCACGCAAACCATCAAGTACATTAGGAGCAACAAATGTTAATATTTGACCTAACTCAACCTTAAAATTCTCTAAATTAGATGGACTTTCAACTTCATGACCATTAGCATTCTTACGTTTTGGTCTTATCTCATCACCATCCTTTGGAGCAAACAATGTTTCAGTAAATTGTCCTTTCTCACCCTTAAATTTAAATTTAAGAACTTCATAAGTTTCATCAACATGTTTCTTACCTGCAAATGTGGTATACTCGGCTCCTTCAAAAGTTACCTCATAGATATCCCAAGGTTTTAACAACGGAACATTATCAGAAACAAACTTCTCATCTTTACCAAAACCAATATTCAAATCCATAATATTATTATTCTTTATTTTATAAAATAAAATCATCTTATAATATAGTTGAATCTATTGTGTGCTTTTTAGAGATCTAAACTAAATACAATCTCTTCTGAATCGGAAGATTCATCATTTAAAAAGCTAAGATCATCTTCACTTTCTAAACTATGATTATCCTCTGGTTCTGTTATCTTTATGGCTGGATCCTCAACATTTTCTTGTCCTGGTATATTTCCAACCATAATAAATATACAGCTATCTCCCTTTCTTTCTAATTGAAAGTTAGTGCCATATTTAGCTAATTCTTCATTAGCTTTGCCTCTACATGTGATGGTATTAGACTTAGTTAGTTTATTTCCACCACTGCAGCCAAAGTTTGAATCCTTAGCTATTACAGGAACAGTTTTTCCTTTTATATACTGATATTTTATTGAAATCCTATCATCTGGAACCACTTGTAATTGTTCACAGACTTCTGCAGATAATATTAATCGATTATCCTCTCTAAGTATTCCAGTAAAATCCGTAGGTTTTTCTTTTTTCCTTGTTGTTTTTTGTTTTGTAGATGCAACAGTTAATTCACCTGTTTCATCGTCATAAACAAGATTAATTTCAGCAGTTATATTAATCTTCGCCATTTTCAAATTTATCAATAGTATCAATAACCAACTGCATGTTTGGTTCTATATACATATCTTTAAAACAACCATCTGTACTTCTACAGGTATCCCTTCCAGTACTCTTAGTTCTAAATTTATACTCAACAGCTTCATCATCTTTGATTATCTTCTCTGCATAAAGCAAGTAGTTAAATAATCCATCAATATTTAGTGTTCTATCAAGTAATTTCGTTATTTTGTGTACATTAATTAATGTGAATCATCATTTCACTTACACAATCTTACAGTTACTTATTTCTGTAAGTCTAGACTAAATCTTCATTTTTATATAATAAAAACATCCCTATTTCAATAAAGAATTGATTAGATTCTTTACTTACTCCCCCGATTGGGGATAGTCGTTACACGCGCCCACACATTTGTGCTGCTTGGCTCGGTATTCTCATTTCAGAGTTCACCGAATTAAGGGTATTACAGGCAAATTTACTCACCAGTACTAAAGAGTTTATAGTTAGGATCAAGGTCAGTTCCATCATTTACAATATGTGAGATCAGGATTACATAAAGATCGTCTCTAAGATTCATTGCATTCTTTAAGAATGAATAATAATGCTGAGCCATCTCTGTGTGTTTATCCCAGCCCTTCTCACTTGCTCTGTCCATAACTTCCATTGATAAAAGATAATTCATATCATCAACTACCAATACCTTTATATGTGGCATTGCATTAACAATTTCCATAATCTTTAGAATATTTGGAAGCTTAGAACTATTAAAATAGTTACCTACAGGCTTTCCGTCTACTATATTAAACTTCTTATAGTTCTTTCTAAAGCCTGGAATAGCTAATTGTTTTGGGGTTATACTTATAATAAAAGTAGAACTTGGATCTAAATATTTTAAAGATGTGGATTTTCCAGAACCACTGAATCCACCTAAGCCAATTATATTTGACATTATAGAATTATTTCTATGTTATTTTTATAATTCAAATCTAGTTCTTCATTTTTAATCTCTTCTGTTTGTTTTTTATAGGTGTCTATAGTTGTATATCTTTCATAGTCATAGATCTGATCAGCCTTTGGTAATTCTTTCCATATATTACTCTTTCCAAAATAATTACAGCCAACAGAAACATCACCATCGCCATATCTACTTTTTAACAAGAGTATTGCCCTAAAATTACTACCTAATGTACTAATATCATATCCTCTATAGGATTTAAGTTTTTCTCTGTGTGGATTGAATATAGAAACCATAAGATCACAATCTTGCTCCATATTTCCACTATCTTTTACATCAGACCTCTGAGGTTCTAATAATTCTAACTTACGTCTTTCCACATTAGAAGAATCTCTATTAACTTGCATAAGCATTAGAAAACTAAAAGAACAAGTATTTCTAAAGTTTACTGCAATCTTAGAAATGTTATCCATTTCTGTTTTTAGAGAATTTCCCGCTGTTGGAGTAGTTAGACTTAAATGGTCAACCACTACTTCCATAATCATATCTGGATCATTAGCTTGATAGATTCTACGTGTAGAGTCTTCTTTAAATGTTCCAAACTTTTCAGCTAAAGAAGTTAATAATTTAGAAAATGCAGCAGCAGTTAAAGCTTTATCATAAATGATTAATCTCTTTTCTACTTCTGCTAACCAAGGTACTGATTTTTCAATGAGTTCATACTCTTTATCAGATAAAACCTTTCCTCTAGTCTTTGATACCATTTCTTTATATGATATTTCAACTCCATAGGTTTCAAATATATATGTAGATAATAATTTAGCTAATAATACCTCACCTTTCATTTCTAGACTGATATACAATATCTTTAACTTATCATTACCTCTTTCTATACAATCCATAATTGGACGATAGATATAGGCATATAAAGCCAAAGATGTCTTGCCTACACCACTACCTGAAAATAATAAAGTATAAGTGCTCTTGGAAACTCCATCAATGTATTGTTCCAATCTTGGAAGTCCCATTGGTAATCCCCAGTTAGAGCCTTCTCTACCCTTATTAATTTGTTCTAATAATCCCTCTACTAACATTTAAATGGAAGTAATGTTATCTAATGTCTTACCAACATAAGAGCCATCTTCTTTCATTTTCTTAATAGTTTCCCATTTGTGAGATTTTATAAACTCTACAATTCCGTAGGAAATAAGGTTGTTATCTTTTGCAAATTTCAAGAGTTCCAAAACCTCTTCATGAGTTTCTGGATTAAATTTTATTATTCTCCCATAATCATAGAACATTTCTTCTAGACTATGATAACCTTTAGTGATGTTATTTAAAGTATAAAGAATCCCTTTTATTTCCATACTATACGGATATAGCTGAAATAATTCTGCTCCCAGCAAGCCAGAGCATTTATAGAAATTCTTAATCAGGCCTTTATTTAAATCAACATCTTCAGGATTAAATCTATCTCCTATATCTGGAATCTTATAAGATTTCAATATCAAAGATTTATCCTGTAGACTCATTAAAATGTCCCTAAAATTTGAAATATGAGGAATATATCTTTTAATATATTCACTTTTTCCTTCATCAACGCTTGCTAATATCAGCATTTGCAACACAAACCATTCTTCAATGGTCAAGTTGTATTTTTCTAACATTAGCAAATCATTCTCAATATCCATCAATTAGTAAGTGTAATAAATTATTAGTTTATTATCTACTAATTGCATAACGATTTAATCCGCTTTCGCAGTTGTATAAAAGTTTGCTTAAAACCTAAATAGTACTTTAGAAGACTTTTCTTTCTTTACTATATAGTCTTTACCATTTAAAAGGTTGAGTAATCCTTCTTCATCTACTGTAATATAGCTACTTACCTCATTTGACTTCTCAAACCAAGCTTCTTCTACAGTTCCTTTAATAACTAAGATAAATATCTCTGCTTCTTTATCTGGAGAATATCTTATTATTCTTCCAGTCCTTTGAACTAATGTAGTTTTGCTACTATCAATTCCAAGTATTATTCCCAAGTTAACTCCTTGAATATCAGCTCCAACATTTAAAGCCTTACTGGTATTCAACACACCAGTTTTCATTTCATTAAACTCTTCTAAAGTTACAGATCTCTTCTTTCTAGTCTGTCCAGAATGTAAAACTCCACCATAAGTTATCTTCTCAGCTACCTTAATGGTTGGACTAAAAGTTATAGCTTTCTTATCTTTACGATGTTCTAATATTAGATTAGTTACTTCAATCTTTCTTGGATTGTTAGCAATAAATTGTTTTCTAGCTTGTAATGATCTCATAAAACCATACGCATGTGCAGTAATTTCTTTTCTAACTTCACTATACTTCTTTGTATCAGTACATATTTCTTTTAGATATTCTTCTCTTCCAATATAACCAGAAGGGCCTACACAAGACATTGCCTTGTTAAAATCATATCCAAAGAATGCAAAGTGATTATAAAATTCTGAATTTGCAGTATTATATTCAGTAAGATCTACATCTAGTAAAACTTTATACTTTTTGTAATTAGATACCCAGTTATTTTTGATACATTCCTCAATAGTAATTGTATCAAATAATGGACAATATTTCTGTATTATTACATGTCTACCATCCAATCTTTCAAGGGTAGCTGTTAATCCTAGAATTATTTTATATTTTACAACTTTAAAAATGTTAGATAATTGAGCAGCTGCTGCCATATGACATTCATCTATAATAAGAAAGTCTGTTTCCCAGTTTTTCTTAACTACAGTATTTATCACTTCAACAGTAACAAAGGCTAAACCATTTGTTATTAGTAATCCAATCCATTGATCTTTTAACTCTCTAGTTGGTACTACGACCATAACAGAAGCATCAGGATTCTTGTTAATAAACTTCTTAATAGCAATTATGCCTACTCTGGTTTTCGATTTTGTTATCATATGAGCTTTTTATCTCATATTTCTCATAATTACTTATGAGTCCCGCATATATTTTTACCATATTTCTTTAGGTAGGGGACACTCGTGGATGGATTATATTTATTCACCATCTATGCTGTACAATGATTCAGAGCCTTGCGTTATCTCTGAATTTATCTCGATGTTATCCTTCACAGGACATTCTTCGATTTTGCCCCCTGATAATATATTAAGTTTCCTTAATACACGGCAAGGTATTTTATAACCCAACCAAACCCAGTACTTGCTTCTAATGCCCCTCTGCATCCAGATTTTACCCATTTAGCTACACATTCTTCCTGTCGTAAATCTCTAGAACTCTTCAATAAGTTTTTATATGCTCAAAGTAAAATTCTTAGCCTCAGCTACCATTTCAATTTGATTCATACGTTGTTCCCATTGTTTAATATGGAACCTGCATTCATCTCCCAATGCAAATAAAATTCTATTTCTTAGAACTTTAAGTTGATCAGTAGTGAGTTGAGAATATTTCTTTGACTTTAAGGTAGTCATAGATCTAAGTTGACTATATGTCAAACCTTTTGGCGTAATCTTAAGACTCAAATTGTTATTGATTAACAAATTCTCTTTGATTACTTCTAATCTATCTCTCACCGTACCATCACTATTAATAATCGTAAGCTCTTTAAGTTCATCTGGTGTACACCAAACTCCTTGCTTTAGTATAAATGTTAGAGTTATATGACGTTTATCAAATCGTCCTAACTTATCTAAACATCCATCTAAAACCAAGTTTACAGAAATGTTACTAAACTCATCTGGAATTCCTGAAACCATTCCTGATATTGGATAAGCTTTTAAATCAGTAATAACTTCCTTATTATCGTCAATAACTCTCTTCAATTCAGCTGCAAAGGTAAACATACCTTTTTGCTTCTCTGTTTTAAGCCATCTAAGAAATAATTCAGTATTACACCTATCCATCTGATCATTAATGATAGATAGAAGTACATATCTCCCAGGTTTTACTTTATCCTGATTATACAACATAGTTTTGCAATAGTTATAATGCTCTTGCAATTCTTCTTGTGTACAGTCAATTAAAAGTACTTCATCCTGAACAAATTTGCCACCTATCTCTTTCTTTTCACCTTTCCAGACAAAAGTATTAATATCATTCTTCTTAGATTTAATAGCTTCGGTCAATCTTTCTCCTAATATACTCATTTTTTATAAATTATTCTTATCTCATATAATGTATCTTTTGTTTTTATAAATCTAAGTCATTATACAATAATTAGAGCTGTCAGGTTTATCTAAGATAAAATCTATAAATTGCACCATATCATATTTATAAGGAACCTCTGTTCCATTTTCAATATCATACCAGTTATCGCCAGCTCTAATATCTCTAAATTTTACAAAACCAGTTTGCCCAATTTCTATTGGAGAGGTCTGCCAGTTAGGAAATTTAGTACACATTACATATCTATCAAATAAATTTGTTGTGTCTAAATTTAGAAATACATATGTTGTATAATCACCAAAATCCTCTTTGTAGGTTATTAATCTACAATGAAGAATCGTCACTATCGACTGGAATAGCACTAAACTCTATCCAATCTTGCATAAAATCATTGGCTTCCTCTTCATTCTCAAAAGTTTCACCCTGATCTTGTGGGACATCAAATGACTCATACTCTGCTACAGCACATTCATAAGCAAACTGTTCTGCTTCGTCTTGACTCTCACACTCTTCAACATCTCTACACCCATAGGTATTATACTTACCTAACAAACCAAAATAAATTTTATACTTTCTTTTCATATTTTATACATCCATATTTCGCAAAATCGGAAAATTTATCTTGTCCTTTAAAGCACTGATACCTGATACATTCTATACATGTTCTCTCAGGATATCTTATTTCCTTATTTTCTTTTTTTGCTTTTGCCATTCGTTGGCTTATATTTCTCACAGAATTTAATTGCTTTATCTAAAGCTGTGCTATAAGAGTTAAATGAACTAAATTGACAACCTTCATCATGTTCTGACATCCAGTTATTCTTATCAGTAATTCCTACTCTAACTCCCACAGTCCATTCTATTCTCTCTTTATGTAAAACAGAGAATATAGATATAAAAAATCCTTTGGCTGACCACTTAATGATTTCATCCATTATTTAAGTATTAATATAGATAGGATAATAACTGCACTACCTATGATTACATTTCTGGATAATACCTTTTGTTGTTTGTCTTTCTCATTTAAAAGAGAAGTATTAATAGCATTCATTCTTTCATAACTACTAATAATACTATCTTTTAATATGATTGAAGAATTTAACTTATCCTCTATCTGATTTTGAAGGGTTATCTTCTTATCCAGTTCTTCAATTTTTAATCTGAAAGTTTTATGTTCCAGAAAGATAAGATTAGTTTCCTTTAACTGTGTTGGAGTTATTACTATTAAGGAGTCTTGTAGAGTTTTCGGATAAGTATTCTGTGAAATACTGTACATCGGAAGCAACAGACTGACTAATAATACTATCAAAATCTTTCTCATACCTTTCATTGATTCTTATAATTGATAAATCAACCTTATTCTTTAAAGCTTTTAAACTATCAATACTATCATTTAAAGAAGTATTTAGATTACTTAACTGTTCTATTTTTACTTGCAGACTGTCTATCTCTTTAGATGTTTCAGGCCTCTGTACTTTAGAATAATTAAGTATTTCTATAATAATTAATCCAGCTAAAAGAATAATTATGATAATATTACTTTTCATGTAATATATAACTCTCAGGATTGTTTATGATATCCCAATGAATATTAGATAATAAATGTGAAATGTTTATTCCACTTATAGCATTAAGACCAGATAATGATATTTCTAACAATCTAGTTCTTGGGCAAATAGCTTTACCCTCGGCTATTGTCTTTCCAAGTTCTTGATTATATTCATCTTTTGGATTACATATTGAAACTCCAAAGTAAATAAATATAGGATTTGGAAAATGTGATGCTTTTTTCAAAGCACATGGAATACATTTACCTTCTTTAATACTACGTAAAAGATTACCCATTTCACTGATAGTAGCTGTTAGAGTATCGTCATCTCTAATAGTTATAGCAGTTACTACAAACTTTCTCTTCTTCTCTTTATATGTGACTTCACCAAACATGAAGTCTTTGTTTAAAATTTCCATTATTTTTCAGAATTTGGATTCCTATAGAAATTTAGAATAGAACTTTGCTTTCTCAGCCAGCTTCCATCCATTTCAGCCATATCAAGTATGGTTCTAGTAATTGTTTCTTCTTCTCGTTTTGTTATCGCTAAGCTTTTTATCTTAGCTTCTATAGATTTTCATTCTCTATACGTCCAGCATATATATTCATCCTTATTACTAAGGAGTAGACCACTCGTGGAGATATTTTAGTCTTATATATAT